CGCCTTTAAGATTCCTACTGGGGTGGTAAAGCTAGTTCGGCTTGAGGCTCGTGCTGTACAACTCACTTCTCCGAACACTTGGGAATTCCAGATTGGGTCGGGTCCTGCTCCTGAACTTAAGATTGGTGATGGTGCGGTAATCGTTAAATCGGGTCTTCAATTTAAGGTCGGCACCGCAGATGTCATCACTTCTCTCGGTGGTACCCTCACTGGAGATCTTGTTGTTCCTGATGAAGCCTATGGCGCTGGCTGGAACGGCTCAATGGAAGCACCGACTAAGAATGCAGTCTACGATAAAATTGAAACGCTAGGGTCTGGTGGCGGTGGTCTCACCGACGGCGACAAGGGTGATGTGCTTGTAGCTTCGTCTGGTGCATCGCTGACTGTCCAGAGCGCGGCTGGTAACTTCAACTGTGTTGGTCAGCTTCAGCTTGATAGTGGCGGTGGCAATCAGATACGAATCAAGGCCGCTGGTACCGTACCGACAGTTCTTCATCGTGTAGATAGTGCCAACTACTACACTCTGTTGACCGACGCTGGTGCTGCGGCGAGTGATACATGGAATACCTTGCGCCCGCTCTACATTAACTTGACTTCTGGCCTTCTGGCCTCGGCTAATGGTCAAAGTTTCGGTGGCGGGACAACTGTCACCAGCACACTAGCTGTCAGCGGAGCAGCTACATTCAGCACGACTGTCGGTATCGCCAGCAACCTGAGCTTGTCCAGTGCAACCCCGGTAATTCTATTCGGGCCGGGACCACATGCACGAATCAGTTCTACTACCACCATGTTGAATTTCCGTGGCTATGCTCATCACTGGGAGCGGGAGAGTGATGGCGCGACCTTAATGGACTTATCCAACGGTGGCAGTCTGTCATTCCCCGGTACTCTGGTAGTCGGTAGTACGATCAGTAGCGGAGGGAACATCTCTGGGCAGAGTGCAACATTTATCAACAGTGCAGGAACTTTTGCGGGTTCGAATGTTTCCTCCACTATTGAGGCACGAGCAGTAGATGGTGCTTCATGTGCTTCAATCGCATTACATCGTCCAGGTCAGGTGGCGATGCATCTTGCGCTTGATGGAGATGGCCTGTTTAAGATTGGCGGTTGGAGCTGGTCGTTCAGTAACCCTCCGTTGACACTGAGCAGCGGTGGTAATCTATCTCTTGCAGGCAACGTCAATGCTGTCGGCACTGTAACAGCGGCGGTGTTCACAACCGGAGGGGCAAGCGCCTGTCTCAATTTAACTGACCGAGACGGTAGTGGTACTGCCATTCTCTATAACCAAGCCGACACCTTCCGGGTCTATTTCAGCGGTGACCAATTCGCTGTCACTAGCGCGGGTAATGGATCATTTGCAGGAACATCTCTTACCGTCGGCGGGGTAGAGGTTGTAAAGGCCGGTCTAGCTACAGCCTCCGGTTTGACAATGGCTGCGACGAACCGATTCCTAGGCCGTGACACGGCAGCGGCTGGTCCGGTCGAGGAACTCACCGCTGCTGCCGCAATGACTATACTCGGTGCGGCACCGGATACTCCTCGCGTCGGTACTTCGACTTCAGCTGCAACTCTAGTCCCTGTCGCTACCAATGACATGACCACCCGCACGACGCAGACGGTTACGCTGGCAGTCTCAGCACCGACAGGCACAGCGGTCAATGGATTCGGCCATGTCGTCAGGATCAAGGCAACTGCCGCCATTGCGGTATCGTGGAACGCAGCCTATCGGGCAGTAGGTATCACACTTCCGACTTCAATTGCTCTTAACAAGACGATCTACGTTGGTATGATCTATAATAGTGCTGACTCTGTGTGGGATTGTGTCTCTTTGTCGGTGATGGCATAATGAAAGCGATCGCCGCCATGTGGAATCGAGGCATTCCTCCTGGGCCTCCCCCGGCTCCAGTTGTCTCGATCTACGGTGACAGCACTTGGAATACCGACGCGACCTCTAAAAATGTCACCTTCACTCCGGCGGTCGGCGACCTAGTAGTGGCGATTGTCGGCAAGGCCGGAGCAGCGGATGCTGGAACGATCTCCGATGATCAGGGTGGAACCTATACCAGAGCTGTAACTTTGACTCGCTCTGGTGGTTCGGACGCCATCGGAATTTTTGTCCGCGATAGTAAGATTACCTCGGCGGTCAGCACCACTGTCACCGTTCCTTCTGCGACTCACACAGGTGGAGGCATGGTCTGCTACAAAGTCACTAACATGACTAAGGTAGGAGCAGCTGCTGTTCGTAGTACAGGTGTCACCAGCAACTCACTGGCGTCAGGCACCGCTGCCAACATCTCCATGGGAGTGACTATGCTCGCCACGAGCATGGTATTCACCACCGATGCTTGTCAGTCGGCATCCAGTGCCCAGACTGGGCCGGCTGGATCAATCGGTGCTAGCGGTGGCAGTTTCAGCACCCCAGTCTTCGGCCAGAAATGCTATGCCTATAATCCTGGTGTCCTTTCAGGAACCAATGTGACGTGGCAGTCTGGGACAAGTTCTGGGGTCCACTATGCCTGTGCTATGGAATTGGATGGATCATGACTAGATTAGTAAAATGGCTGGTCAAGTAGAGCTGTCCATGCTATACTCGCCTTGAGGAGAGTGCGATGTTCGAATTCACAGTAGAAACTGGGGCTGGACTTCCCAATTCGAACTCTTATGCCTCTCTGGAAGAAGCAAATGACTACTTCTCTACTCACCCTTATTATTCTGACAACTGGGATAATCTCGGCATACCCGACCGAGAACGATTTCTCATGTCTTCAACCTTCCAGCTTGATGTATTGATTACATGGGAGGGGGATATTGTCTCTGCTACACAAGCTCTTGGCTGGCCTCGTACTGGAGTCACTGATCAAGAAGGTCGAGTAATACCTTCTAATGTCGTACCGAAACAAGTGAAGATCGCTACTTTTGAGATGGCTGTCTTCAGCTCCAAGGGTGATCCCTATGCCCCATCTAGCACTGCTGGACTCGATCGCCTCAAGATAGATGTCATCGAGTTGGAATTTAATAACGATGGCAATAATGAAGGGTCGGGGAGCTTCACCGCCCTACCACCCCGCGCACTACTGCCATTGATGGGCATCGGAGAGTTTGCATACGGGGCAAATGTAAGGAAGGTCATAGTCGGTTGAGCGACAGTCTTCTCCAAGCAACCTTTGATGGTGTTGAAACGGCATTCGCTGTATGCCATGAATGGGTAAGGATCGGCACGTATAGAAAGCTAACTGGCAATGCTGTTTACGATCCTATCACCGACACTACTTCAGACCCTGGAGCGGTCATTAGTGGCGTACGATATATACAAACCGCAGCTTCGCTTGAAGAGCGGGAAGCTTCTCCCGTTGCCATTAACGACGCCAAGTTCATTGTCCCTTCAGTAGATCTCCCAGGTGTAGAACCGGGAGAAAATGACGTCATCACTTTGGATGGTGTTGATTGGAATGTATTAGTAGATAAGTACGTTCCTGGACGACCCATTCATATCTTGTTCGCGAGGAAAGCATGACGGCTCAAGCAATGATGCGCGTCAAGTACACGCGACCAAAGAACTTCACGCAACAAGCGACGCGTGAGGTGAATAAATTCAAACAGGATTATACGCGCCTGTTGGTCATGGGTCTGACGGATATGCAAAAATCAATTTTGCTTACTCCTGTCTATACAGGCCGCACCCTCGTCAATTTCCAGTGGAGTTTAGGAGCGCCAGTTGAGTCATCCAGAGCAGCAGTACGTGATCCGCCGAGGCCGGGAACAACAAGTGCTATGGCAATCGGTTCAGAGCCTCGCCGTCCAGCGAATGCGGCGGTCGTGGAAGCGGAGTTTGCTTCGCTCATTGCTGCAATACGAATCAACCCGTTCCAAGATATCTACTTGGTAAATAATCTCGCACACTTCAGTGAGGTGGAGTTCGGTTCTTATTCTACTCAAGGAAGAAAGTCCCGCACTCCTCCGGGTGGCATGACTCGTCGAGGTGAGACTCTCTTTGAATACGATTTGATGGGATTCTTGAAACGTGTCTCGTGAGCTAGAAAGACAAACGATATCTGATCATTTCTTATCCGCGTGGGATCCTGCGGATGGAGTTATCGCTTGGCCGAATAAACCTTTTGAAACTCCAAAGAAAGCACAGTTCGCCGTCTTCAATATAGTGGATCGTGGGACTGTTCGCAAGAGTTTAGGAGTGGATTATTTCAAGCGTTATTTCGGCACGATGCAGATAGATATTTATGTTCCTCAAGACTTAGGAACAAAGCCGTCCAGAGATATTGCGGACAAGCTTGAGCCTATATATGATTCGCTGGATCTGCTCATGAGCAATGGGCAGCTTCTTGTATTTGGGACACCTACAGCTCGTACTTTGGCCCTGAATGAACAGAGGGCGGCAAATCTTGAAGATAATTGGGACCGACTTATTTTCGAGGCACCTTACTATAGAGATCAGCATGTTGAAAAATAATGCTTGTATCTCTCCCCATAGTGAGGTATGGCATAGCTAGGTCAGGAGGCTTTTCTGATGGACTCTAATCGCACCGCACTTCGCGTCGCCAAGGAACCCTCCTTCGGCGTAGCCCCGACCAATCCTCTGTATCAAGAGATTCGTCGGACCTCGGATGGGCTGGCTTTCACGCCCACTAACGAGGTGACTCAGGAAATTGAGTCAACTCGTCAGGTTACTGATCTCATCAACACAGGACGTGATGCCGCTGGCGACATGGCCTTTGAACTTTCCATTGAGAACATGGACTCCTTTATGGAGGGAATGTTCTGCAATCCTTGGCTTCGTACGCCAGAAGTGAAGAATGGTCCGGCGTGGGAGTATGGTGCGTCAGCTACTCGCATCACGGCTTGCACCCCGACGACTGTCACGCTAGCGGCCACTTCAGTTCTTTCTGGTAGCCAGATTAACGCGACCGGTACTTCGTTCCTCGCCAATATGCTTGTGAGTCTCTCTGGGTTTGCGAACCTGAATGGATTGTACAAGGTCTCCGGTTCTGCTGCTACGTCAATCACAATCGCTGGTGGTCCGACTGACGCTGCTCCGGGTACGAATGCCCGCGTGAAGGTAGTCGGCGTGGAAGGAGCTGCGGCTGATATCACCGCAGTTATTTCCGGTGGGCCAGCTCTCGTCACGACTGCGCTCAATTGGACGACTCTTGGGTTGATCGTCGGCCAGTGGGTCAAGATCTCCAATGAGGGCGGTGCCTACTCTTTCGCAACGGTGGCAAACAATGGATACGCTCGCATCAGCGCAATCACTGCCACCCGTCTCAGTTTCGATGCGACACAGGGTATCTTCGCTGCTGATACTGGAGCTGGCAAAACGATCCGAGTGTATTTCGGTGATACTATTCGTAACGGTATCACTCAGTACACTTATCGTGTTGAGAAAGAGTACACGCTTGCTGCTGGCGTTCGTTACTCATACTTCTCAGGTCACCAACCCTCAGCTCTCACGCTGACTGCTGAAACTCGTGGCGTTGTCACGGGTACTCAGTCTTGGATGGGTGCAGATGCTACTCCCCCATCGGCCACTCGTGATGTTGGCGCTGCGACTTTGCCGATCTCGAACAAAACCGTGCTTGATGCCTCCAATTCCGTCCCAATGATTATGGAGGCTGGTGTTGTCCTCGGCGCCCCGAATTATGTAAGCGGGTTCACATTCACGTTTGACAATGGTCTTCGTGCTCGTAACGCAATCGGATCGCCGGGGGCAATCGGTCTGGGTATGGGCCGTGTGAACATTACGGGTACTCTCACTACTTATTTCGGTGATGAGGTCTTGCTCAATAAGCTGCGCGCTGCTCAGGCATCGGGAACGACTATTGCTTTCCGTGATGCAGCTAATCTGATGGGCGAGATCTGGGATATGCCACGTCTGAAATATAGTTCAGGTTTCCCGGAGGTTCCTGGCATTGATACCGATCTCACGACTGCTCTAGGTTTCCAGGCGTTGCGGGATCTCGCGGCCAATCGTGACTATACGATTATGCTTTGCCGATTTGACTATTTGCAGTAAGATCGGCGGATAAGACTAAGAAGTACGGCTGGTCCTCATCGCTATGGGGGCCAGCCCATAGACTGATCTAGAAGGAGCAAGACAATGGCTGGTTTTCTTGACCGTTACAATACCGACCGAAACGCCGAAGAAGATGGCGTGTGGGTTGATTATGGTGATGGCGTTAAAGTCCAAGTTCGCAGGCTGAGTTCCAGATTCTCTCGTGATGTGCGTCGTAAATTGGAGAAGCCTTATTCTTCTCAGTTCCGCAATCGCGACATGCCAGATTCTCTCCAGGAAGAATTGCTGAACAAGCAGATCGCTAAGGCGATCGTCGTCAACTGGGAAGGTGTACCTGATCCAGATAAACCTGATGTCATGCTTCCCTATAATGAGGACAATGTCCTCAGGATGATGACTCAGTTTCCAGACTTCCGGGACGACATTCTTACGGCATCAATGGAACGCTCTACCTTCGAGAAAGAACAGAGGAAGGAAGCGGAAAAAAACTTGAAACCTGCCTCAAGTGGCAGCTAAAGCCCAAGCCTCACGACTTGGAGAAAATGCGGGAAGACATACTGGCTCGAGGTGAGGATCCTGCCGATTTCCCAATTCTAAATGATCAACCGGAACTCTTTCCGGACTTGCTTTGGATTTGGGAGGGCTTCATGCTTCTCACTTCGTCTCGTCAATATGGGATGTCAAGTCCTCAGCCTATTCAGATGGGCGAGATTCTCGCATACTGTGAGCTTACCAGAATGGATGATCCTGATGAGCGTGATGATTTCCTTCATCATGTACAGGCAATGGATCGTGTATTCCTAGCAGATTTCCGTGCTCGTAATCCTTCTAAGGGTACGCCTAGCCGTGGCGGTGTTCCTCCTCACATGGGGAGTCGTAGATAATGGCTACCTACAAACTAGAAATTGATGGCTCTGGTGCGGAATCTGGCTCGCAGAGAATTGTCAAATCTTTTGATGCTATCAAGGCTGCTGCTGAGAAGATGGAAGGTGGCGTCACTGCCGCTGCTAAGAAGGCTTCTGCTGCTTTCGCCCAGATGGCTTCTGCCAAGCCGGTAAGTCAATCCGCTATCAATTCGTTGCGAGAACTCTCTGCTGTTTTTAAGAATTTCAAAGGTCCTAGTGAGGCTGCTACTCGTAACACTATCGCATTTCTACAAGGTATAGCCGCAGTCGGTAGACTAAAGATCGGGGGAACTGCCAGTCTATCAAATCTCCTAACAGCCATCGCTGGTTTCAAGGGTCCGACTCCACTGGCGGGTAAGAATACGGAAAGTCTTCTTAAAGCATTACAAAGAGCTAGTGGAATCTCAGTTTCTAGAGGATTGGGTAGTACGCTTAATGCTCTGTCAACTTTTAAGGGACCGAGTGCCTATGCTGCGAAGAATATCACAGCGATGCTTAATTCATTGGCAGCATTCAAAGCACCTACCGGACTTCGTGCTGCCACGAATGCTTTGAATGCTCTCACTGCTGCGGCGAATGCCGCGAATGGATCTATGCAGCGCCTGAGAGTGACTACCAATTCTAAGATGTCAGTGAACATTCGCACGGGAGAAGCGCATAAGAATATTAGTTCATTGATACGTCAACAAAATCTCATGCAGATGGCGCTGCTTCGCACACAAACCCTTTGGAATTCTCTCGGCGGTATTCTCGCTGGACGAGCGATTGTCAATGCCTCTAACGATATCATTAAGATTCGCGCTCAGCTAGAAGCAGCGACTGGTACTGCCGCTCAGGCTAGAATTCAATTCCAATTCCTTCAAGAACAGAGTCAAAGGTTAGGATTAGACTTCCGCGAAACAGCTAAGTCTTATGGCTTCTTCCTCGGCGCGATTAAAGGCACTGGAATGACCTTTAAGGAGACTCAGGATATTTTCCGTGGGTTCTCCACTGCTGCTCGTGCCCTTCAACTCAGCACATCAGATGTTGATGGTATTTTCCGTGCTCTTGGCCAGATCATGTCCAAGGGTAAGTTGCAAGCTGAAGAGCTTCGCCAACAACTAGGTGATCGTCTCCCGGGTGCTTTCGTAAGATTCGCCAAAGCGTTGGATATGACCAAGCCAGGAGAATTGGATGCAGCTCTTAAGAAAGGAGCTATCAGCGGAGACAAACTTAAGAAAGCACTTATTGAAGTCGCTGCGGTTATGGAAGTAGAATTTGCAGATTCAGCAGAAAAGATGTCTAAGACTGTTGATGCAGCATTTAATCGCCTGAAGAATTCTTTCGTGAATGCTGCTGCTGGTCTCGGTTCTAGTGGTATGAATGAAGCTCTTATAGCTTTAGCAGATACCATGCGTGCATTCTTAGAATCTGAAGGTCTTAGTGATGCTCTTTGGGTTCTCGGCAAAACTATGAAAGTTGTAGCTGAGAATATTAATCTCGTTGTTTATGCAATGGGAACCCTTGCTCTTTCTGCTACTCTCAAATGGGTAGCTGCTCTAGGACTTTTGCAGAAAGCATTTCTCGGATTAGTCACTACTGTAAAACTCACGGCTTATGCGATGGCTGGTCTCAGAGGAACAGCTCTCATGATGGCGGCGGGCATGGGGAGTGTCACTGCCGCGACTACTGTTACGACTAGAGCTTGGATGGCTCTGAATGCTGTAATGAAAGCCAACATATTTCTTATAATTGCAGCAGTTATTGTCGCGGTAGTCGCCGCTTATATGAATTGGAACAGAGAATTACATAAAAATGAAGATGCTCTAAGGGCCTCTGGCAGAGCAAGTGCAGTCGCGGAGAATGCAGTTGAACAGTTTACTTTAGAAATAATGGAGAATACTAATCAACTAGATAGAGGAAATCAAAGTTTACGAGAAAGAATTCGTCTTCAGGTTGCTACTGCTCAAGGTACATGGAGAGAAGCTGTCCAAGGAATAACTGGAGGAGTTGATAAACCTTCTACAAGTCTCTTTGGACGCCTAGGCGGAACTCGCATCGCTGCCAAGCCTGGAGAACACGGAGCGACAGGCTACATGATGTTTATGGGAGAGAGAATTACTAACCCTGAACTTATGAAAGCCGTCGCTGAAGCTGCAAGAGCGACAAGTCCCAAAGAGTACCAGAGAGCAGCGGGTAGACTGGGGATGCTTGCAGGGGTGCAGGGAGAACTCGGAGCTCTGTCTGGGCCTGAGCGAGCCATAGCCCAGAAGGGTTATGAGATGGTGGGTGGAAGACTTGAACAGTTCAATCCATCCACGTATAAGATGATGGGTCTTTCGTATGAGAGTGAACAGCATAGGAAAGAAGCCGAAGAAATTTTCGCTGGTCCGGCAGCAGAAGGAGGAGGCATCACTGGTGAACCCATAGAGAAAGCTGCAAAGACCGGAGGTAAGACTCCAGCTGAAGAATGGGCTGATAAACTTAAGACTTCTATTCGTTCTGCCCAAGAAGCATTATCTGATCTCACCTTAGAAACTGAAGGTGCGGCAAAAGCTTCTGAAAATCTTCTTGCTGGTATGGATCCTTTTGCAGCGGCGGCTGAACAAGCAGCTAACACTCAATTAAAAGCATTCAAGGATACCTTCAAGACTACCGAGGAAGAAGCTAAAGGTATTGTTGCTCTCGCTGAAGATATGCAGAAAAATAATCAGATCGCTGCGGGTGTTGATATTTCTACTGCCGCTGCTGCTGAACAAGCTATCCTTGATGTTTACTCTGCTCGGCAAAAGCAAAATGCAGAAGCACAAAAGCATCTGGAGATATCGCAGACTCTGGCGGGAATGCAACAGGAGAATAAGATTCAAGAGCAAGCCAACGCTCTTCTTGCAGCCGGAGGAACTCAGGAAGATTACAACAAGCTCTTGTATGTTGAACAGCAACTCTTAGGAGCGTCCCAGGCTTATCGTGATGCGAATATAGATAAAATTGAACAAGAATATGATGCCAAGGTAAAACTTGCTCGCCAGACTGAACTCTTAAATGCCCAGCGTGAACTTGAGGTTGCTAAGACAGTTAATACACAGATGGCCGGAGTTTATGCCCAAGGAGGAACTCCAGAGCAGGTTGCTAATCTAAAGGAGATAGTCGAACTTCGCGCCAAGATGGCGAGTGATGGGGCAACAGAAAAAGAAATTGCCGATCGTGTTAAAGTTGTTCAGGGTATGCAAGAACAAATTCGCGTCATGAAGAAGATGGAGGATGCGTACGAGAAACTTGTTCAGCTTGCTACTGATATGGCTGACGCGATTGTTAACGGTTTCAAGGAGGGGATAGAGAGTGGACAGGGCTTCCTGAAAACATTGAAGGGTATCTTCAAAGACCTCAAGAATATCATCATGGATGCCTATGTCTACAATCCCCTGAAACAATTCCTTAGGGATTCTCTCTTAGGAGTCATGGGAGGTATTGCTCCAGGAGCAGCAGGAGGGACTACCACAAGCTCTACCGGAGGCGGCTCTATTGGCTCGGCTGGAGGCGGATTCAATTTGGGTTCACTATTCAATTTCATGAGTGGTAGTGATACAGGAAGTACTTCTACTGCTTCGGCACAGACTAAGGTAGCTGCGAGTGAGATCGGCAAAGAAGTCGGCGAAGTCATGATGGACATCAATGGTAATCTAGTTCAGGGTGGTCCCGGAACTAGTTATCAGGCTATTCAAACCCTTCAAACTATAACTTCTCCATCGGGAGGTTTCACTAAGGCTATTTCTGGTCTTAAGAAATTATTTGATCCTAAGTCTGCTAAGGCTGCTGGCGACGCAATGAAGAAGAGTTTTCAGACTGGTAAAGGTATCGGTGGATCTATCTCTGGAGTTGTTGGAGTCGCTGCAGAAGCGTATGGTATGTGGAAGATGGGGAACGCAGTCGGTAAAGGAGTAGCTAAGGCTCTCGGCGGCGGGTTCCGGACTCAGGCTGTTGTCGGCGGTGTTGTCGGTGGAGCAGCAGCGGGTTACAAATTGGGAAGCATGTTCGGTCCAATGGGTGGTGCGATCGGTGCGGGGGTCGGTGCGGTTGTCGGCGGTATTCTTGGATTCTTAAAGAAAAAGCCAAAGATTCCTTCTTCCTATGGTTCAATTGTCGTAGGTGAGGATGGTATCGCTGTCGTTGGTGAGGCTGGAAAGTACGGGAAGGGTTCCAAGAAAATTGGTAAGCAGATGGCTGACGCTGCTGCCAAGATGTTTAATGATTTCGCAGAAAACCTAGACGCTACTCTTACAGCGGGTTCGTATGGATCATTTGGTCAGCGAGTGTTTAGTAAGAAAAAGGGAGCAACGGCAGAATCTTTCTATTCTTTGCTAGGCACATCAAGTAAAGGTAAGCCTCTCGGTCGTGAAGGTGTTGACTGGATCAAGGGTACTGATACTGAAGTTCAGGCTTTTGCTCTCATCCAGCAAGTACGGAAAGGAATGATCACTGGCCTTAGTAATGTCATGCAGCAAGTCTTTGCTAATACGAAGGCTACCACTATGGAGCAGCTCCAGGAAGACATTGGGGTCGGTAAAGCCTATGAGGAATTCATCAAGGGTTCTTTCCACATGGCAGATCTTGCCAAACAGGCTAAGGATCTTAATGATGCGTGGAAGAAACTGAGTCGCCAAGCTGCTGAGCTGGGATTAAACACCGAGGCTCTTGCTGCTGCTCGTGATCGTATGATGGCACAAATGAAGAAGGACTTTAACTACCAGATCTCCCAGGGAATTCTAGGTTATGAAAATCCCGCGCTTGCTGCTTTCAATGATCTTGAGAGGGAATATAGAGAGACGGTCGAGAATGCTATGGCCGTGGGCGGTGATCTCGTAGCGGTTGAGAAATACTACGGCTTGAGGCGCACGGAACTCGTAAAGCAGATGGCTGAGGAAGCCAACAATGGCATCAAGAAGATCGCCAAAGATCTCCTTACAAGCCTGACTGCCTCCAGTGCTTCCCCGTTGTCAGCACAGTCAATCTTTGGTAATGCTCAACAGATGTTCCGTGGACTAGTGTCACAGATATCCTCTGGGGACTACACGAATGTTGATCAACTCAACACTTATGCGACTAATTATCTAGACGCTGCGCGCTCGATAGGAGCCTCCAGTGTTGAGTACTTTGATATCTTCCAAGAGGTGACCGATTTCCTGAAGGAAGTTTCTAGTGCTACGGGAGGAGCGGGCGGAGGCACAGGTCTCACTGATCTCCCGGCTCTACCGGATATTGATACTATTGTAGCAGAGATCAATGCTAGAAATGCCGAGATGGTTGCTGCCACTGAGCAGGTCGGTGAGGCTGTAGTTGAGAGTGGTACCCAAGTAGTTGACACCCTGAACTATGGATTTGGTGGTATCTTAGGTGCCCTCCTAGGTCAGATTACGGGGACTAATGGTTATCCGGCTGGTTATATTCCACCAACTGGAACTGGAGTTGCTAGCACTGGTGGAACAGGAGGTTCTTATGGAACAAGTGCTACCACAGGTGGAGGCGGCAGTTATGGTGGAGGTTCTGGTGGTGGTGGCGGAATATATGGTTCAGATGTTAATCTCGTATAGTGAGTAGGAATTTTGGCTGATAGAGTTTATCTGCTTGAGTGCAAGCCCCTTGATCCAGCTTCTGGAACTATAAAGAATGCGTACTTTTCAGCGGGCCTTACCACTGAAGCAGATCTCGGTACAGCTGATCCTTATCCTGTAAGACTGCAGAGATCCTTCTCACATGAGACTTCTGTTTTTGAAGATAATATGCCGGGGCAGACTAATACTTCCGTCGGTTCAGCAGTTATTCTAAATACGGATGGTCGGTTTGATTATCTTCTCAATTACAACTGGGATAATCGTGCAGTCACTATTAAAAGTGGTGAGGAAGGAGCAGCCTACGCGACTTATGTTACTGAGTTTGTAGGAGTCACTCTTGAACTTACTACTGATCTCAGCAGTCTTGTTCTTACCCTGAAAGATAATAGCTACAAGTTAATTGAACAGATGCAGAAGACTAAGTTCCTCGGCTCCGGGGCGCAGGAAGGCGGAGT